AGAAGCCAACGTCGACACCACAAATACAAGCCATGTTCAACCCACTTTTCCCCACTCTTTCCGTGTCACGTCCCGTTGCTTGTACGGGAGTTCTCACCGCGGATTGGGTGGGGTTTTCCGTTTGATACATGAAAGACACTAAACCTAAAGGAAGAGCGCCAGCCTTCCAGTTCTACGCCGATGACTTCCTGGCAGGCACCATGACCATGACCAACGAGGAGCGTGGTGCCTACATCAGCCTACTGTGCCTCCAATGGTCCAAAGGCTCCGTCACCGAACTCGACATCCAGAGAATATGCCTCGGTATGCCAACGCATTGCCAAGGCATATGCCAAAGCAAGTTCCAGCTTGGAGATGACGGCCACTACCGGAACCAGCGTTTAGAGGTAGAACGGTCCAAACAGAAGGAAAGAAGCGAAAAACAGAGGGATATTGCCAATTTACGGTGGAACAAGGATGCCAAGGCAATGCCAACGCATTACCAAGAAGATGCCGAAGCATATGCCGAATCGGTACCAGAAGTATGCTTTCCATCTCCATCTCCATCTCCTAAAGAAGATACAAAGAAAGAGAAGGCCTTAAGCCCTGACCTTGAAGCCTTCCGCCTACGAGTCGGTGCAATGATCCGCCGTCGACCAACAACCCAGTGGAGCACAAAAGAGATGAAGGCCTTGAAAGAAGTCTTCGATTTTAACACTCCAGAGGAAGACTTGGTTGCCTTGGAGGTACGGTACCAGTCGGATAACAAATACTTGAGACGGGAGCTTATGACCTTGTTGAACAACTGGAACGGAGAGATCGACAAGTCTCGAAGCACATCCCCCTCTGGGAACAATGGCACCGGCGCGTACAGCCTCAACATCTCGGACTGGCAATGAGCGACCCCTACTACGCCCAGGACGACGAGTACGGCCTTATCGGAGCCTGTCTCTCCGGTGGTCCCGATGTTTGCTACGAGGTATTCGCCCGGATACCCCCGGATGCAATCCAGCAGGATAAGCTGCGCCAGGTCTACGAGATCACCAAGGCCCTGATAGGCAGGCACGAGGCAATCAGCCTCCAGACCGTGGTCAAAGAGTGGAAGCGTTCTATTCCTCAACTGAGCCCCCCTTTTGAGGAATTGAACCGCTGCGACGAGATCTGCGCCAGCCCGTCCAATTACCCAGAGTTCGCCAAAGCTGTCCTGGAGGCTCACCACCGGAGATACCTTCGATTGACCGGAGACAGGCTGATACGTGAATCCGCTGTCACCACCCTTTCCGTAGATCAAATCGTCTCTAATGCCGAGGCAGGCCTCACCGTTGAGGCATCCAAGGAGGAAGTACAATCATCCAAGTCGGTTGTAAGTCGGTTCATCGATGCAACCCAGGAAAGGTTCAACCGTAAGGGCCAGCTCTCAGGCATCACCTCCGGCTTCCATCGTCTGGACAAGTTGACCGATGGTTTCCAACTCGGTGAGTTAGCCATCATCGGAGCCAGGCCATCGATAGGAAAGACAGCCATTGCCATTGCCATTGCCAAGGCAGCAGCAATTGATCAACGGGTGCCAACCCTTTTCATTAGCCTAGAAATGTCCGATGAGTCTATCGTGCGCCGTATGGTTTCGACCGTAGGATCCATACCGATGCAGGCCATCAAGACCGGTGAGATGGATGAAGGAGGAATGAAGGCTATGGGAGCAGCCACAGCTAAAGTAGCCAGCAGTCCTATTTATTATGTGTCTGGCTCAGGCATATCCAGTATAGCCACAATCACCGCGGTAATACGCCGGGCAGTACGCAAATGGGGAGTCAAACTAGTGCTCATTGACTACCTCCAAAAGATCCATGGCTCCAAGTCAGCCGAGAAGAAGACCTATGAGATTGCAGAAGTATCAGGCAAGCTGAAGGCAGTGGCCTCCGATACCAAGACAGCCGTAGTTGCCCTGGCGCAGTTAAACAGGGAGAACGAAAAGGACAAAGGCCGAGTGCCTCGCCTCACTGACCTGGCCGACTCCGGGCAAATCGAGCGTGATGCCGATCTGGTGCTCCTGCTCAACCGGGAGCGCCATGAGGCCAACGGCGAGGCTATCATCGCCATTGCAAAGCAGAGAGACGGTGAATGCGGCATCGTCCCTCTGTGGTACGAAGGCCAATACTGCCGTTTCACCGACCCATCCCCAACCTTCTGATGAACATCAAATACGATCTCAACCGCACCAAGCTCTTGAACGAAGCGCCCAGGCTGATCAAGTGGGCCATCGACAAGGGCCTCATGTCCTACCCGCTATCTCAGAAGTACCACAACGACGGCTCGCTTGACCCAGGCATCGAGGAGGAGATACACGTCGACCCAGAGCAGTACACACCAGAGTTCTGTCAGCGTGCCTACGAACTCAGGCAGCTAGGCCTTACACTGGACGACACAGCCAAAGCAATTGGTGTATCAAGAGGATCAATCACATACATATTAGCCAAAGGGCATGAAGCAATACTCGCATCCGACAGAATCAAACACGATTTGAAACAACCATGAACAATCCAACAGCAGCAATCAATATGAACGACCCGTTCATCCACGCTCCACAGGCTACAGCCGTGGTGCATGAGCCTACAACATCAGGCACAAGGCCCTCGATACACGTAAGCCTGTATGCATACGGTGGTATCAGTGCAGCCTGTCTTATGTCCTGGGTAGGCCTAACAGCCACCTTTAGTACATCAGATAGACAGACAGATCTACGAACCATCCGCGAGGATGCTCTGATATCCCGAAGCCGTTGCCGTGCTACTAAATGGTTCCTAGACAGTGGTAAAGATGTATGGATCCAAATCGACCACGATATCGAGTTCGACCCGAAAGACATTATCCGCCTGGCAGAGCTGGCCCATGAGCACCAGGCGACCGTATGCATCCCCTACCCCTGCCGAGCACTTCCGCTAAGGCCGGCCCTCCGTATCGACACCGAGCACGCCAAAGCTCTGAAGATGCAGATATCGGATGCCGAGTGTGCCACAGAGCTAGTACCGATCCGAATGTTCGCATCGGGATGCCTCGCAATCCCTCGACGTTGCCTTATGAGCGCACTTGATTGGCTCGGAGGGTCAGAGGTGCCAAACCCATATCGGATCGATTGGTGCAAGGATGTGAGGGTCGACCAGTTCCCGACACTGTGGATGCCGTTCGCTATGGATACTAAGCCGGGTGACTACGAGTACCTGTCCGAGGACTATGCTGCCGCGGTTAGGCTGAGTCTGTGCGAGGTGAAGCACTATGCCATGCAACCGAAGAAACATCTCAACCACTGGGGCGAATATCCCTATGGGTTTAAACCGTATGTCGGGTAAGAAGGATAAGAAACCATCGCTGAACGACGTAGCTTTAAAGGCAGGGACAGATCGTAACCGGGTCGCTGCTGCTCTTCGCGATGATCCAGATTTACCTAAGGCATTTAAGGACAAGGTCAAGAAAGCTGTTGAAGCTGTAGGCTATGTTAAACCACCGCCCAACCAACATCCGAACTCCAAGTTGGATCAAGAGAAGGCTGACGCTATTGTTGATGGCATAGTTCAAAACAAGTCCATTACCACTATAGCAAATGAGGTTGGCCTAGATACTGAGACTGCATCCAAGTATATTCGCGGTGTTAAGGTTCCGAAAGACTACCCAGATAACGAGGATGATTGGCGCAAAGATGTTACGGGATTCTTGGAGGTTGCTATATGGAAAGGCACTAAGAGACTAGCGGAAAACTCAATGCATTTCATTGATGATCGTAGTTTACCCGTAGCGGTCGCTGTGCTAGTCGACAAGCTGGCTGCTACTAAAGGCCAGCCCACTAGCATACATCTTAATATGACAGCATCAGTAAGCCATCGTGACCTGATGGCTGACCTAAAGGACCGTGATGTGACCCCGGTGAACGACGAGCAGACCCACGATCTGGTTTAGGTAATGGCCCGAAATGTCCTACCCCTACCAATAGTGACCACACAGAAACCACGCATTTAGGCCTGTTTATGGCAGTCAGATGCACAATAGCAGTTATATTCACTTCGACACAAAATCACGCAGCAATAGCCCGTAAACATTGGGTCAAACGCACATTAGCACCCACTCGAAAGGCAAATGTCCTACCCCACCGCCGAGGTCAGCGACAGGCTGGCCCAGGCAGGATGGGGGGAGGGGGTCAGGCCATCGGCTGCAGCGCCAAAAGGCGACGGGTAAACCAAAGCGAAAAATATTAACAAATGTCCACCCCCCTCTGCCTCCTCTGCTCCAA